TTGCATATTTTGCAGTTCTTCACTGTACTTTTTCAGCTGTGCTTCGGTGAATTCGACTTCCCGACGGAACTTTCGATACTGTTCTTCGCCAATTTCGCCACTTTGGAATTGCTGCTCGACTTGTGCCTGAGCATTTTTCAGCTGACTTAATTTTTTCGATGTGTTTTCAATCTGATCAGTCAGTATCTTTTGCTTTTGAGCCAGCGCTTCGACGTTTCCCGGGTCAAATTTCAAAAGCCGTTCAACCGATCGCAGCTCGGAAGACAGTTCCCGACTTTTCTTGTTCACGTCTTGGAGGGCTTTCTGGAGCCCGATTGTCTGCCCGTCGATTTCTATTGTGATTCCCTTGATACGCTTGTTTGCCATGGCCCTTACCCCCCGTCAAAAGGCGTCGAAATCGGCCTGTGTGGCTTCCCGAACCCGTTCTTTCGGGCTAGTCATTTCTTGGATATACTCGTCGATGTAGTCGATACACATGCCGATCGTCATTTCTTCCAGGTCATCTTTTTGTAGTCCACAGCGTATACACAAAAAAAGAAACGTCTCGGTGGAGAGTTCATCACCACCGGACGCTTCTTCATGGTTTACTTTTTTTTAGACTGGATGCTGGCAATAATGAGATCCTGCAACTCCGGAATAATCTCCATGAGAGGAAATTCATCGAACTGGTCTAGCCACGTAATCGGGTCGGGAATAGACGGATTCGCTGTTTTAGCCAACGTCCAGATGATATTGTAAAAAAAGTCAAAGTCCAGCTTTTCCAGCACTTCATAGTTGAAATAGCCATCCTTATCCGTCAATTCCCCAATTGCATTCAATTTGTAGATTTCTTTGAAAAAGTCTTTCCCGAATTGTGCTTTAAAGCGCAACGGCGTTGCCGCATTGGACTTGAAGCGAACTTGTTTGCCGTCAATCACTAGTGTTTTCTCCATTCTTCATGCCCCCCGTTGTCGCACCTTTTACGTGCACTTGTGTATACCAGCTATCGTACAATGCTTGGTCAATCTCTGGAGTCGTATCAGCTTTTACCTCTTTCGTGTCCGGGCGAGGACGAGCTGTGAAATTCAATGTAGACGATTGCGGCTCTGTGTTTTCTGCTTTTGTTTGCCCTGAGATAGTCGGACGGCTCGCTTTGCAGTAATACAGGACATGTCGTTTCGCTTTCTTATCACCCTGAAACTCAAACAACAAAGCAAATGGCTTCGTGACTTGATCCGCGTTTTCGTACATCACGCCATCTTCGTACGTGTCGCCAAGGACGTCGATACGAAACTCATCGGTTAGGTTGGCCACTTCCAGTTCCCCATCATATCCATTATTGGTCGCTTCGCTATAATAAGCAGAATCATCGGCATAAAAATCAAACGTTTCGCCAGCAGGTTCCAATGTTAACGAAACGCCCCCCGGAATGCGCTTCGGCGTCCCGTATGTGATCGCTCCGGTAACCGGGTCTTCCGTAATCACCGCATAGTGGACATTGCGAAGACCATATTTGATTTTATTGGTGCTTGGAGCTGTCATAATAACCTCACCTCATATACTTTTTGGTATAGTTTTTCGGATGGAATATACGTTTCGGATGTCTCATAAACGAGATTGTTGGCATCCAAAACGGCTTTCACCTTTTCCTCTGCTTCAAAATCCTTTTTCAACGTATACAGCTCGATCTGAACGTTTTCAATCTCCTGATATACTTGATCATCAGCAGTAAAGTTCGATGAATACGCGACCATATACGTGATGAACGGTGGCTTTTGCGGTTTTGAAAAATGCGAATAGGCTACTGGTAAACCTGTCGCCTTGAGCATATCGTCCAACTCTGTCAACTTCATTGTTTAATCGCCTTCTCGACACGATCTTCAAATTCTTTTTCAAGCCATTCCTCAACTGGACGTATATGCGGCGTGCCCGGAACTCGACCACCGTTCACCATAGCATGCCCATATTCCAGCAAGTGCGCCAGCTGGTAGTCTGTTTTGTTATGAATGACCCACCCATTCGGCAATCTCTTTCTCGCCCATCCTCGCATATAGTCACCCGTTTGAACTAGACCAACATCGCGGATTTTCGCTTTTAACTGACTGACTGCTTCTTTCGATACATCGTCCATAATCTGCTCTACATCATCAGTAACGATTTGAGAGTATTTGCGTAACTGGCTTGTAATCTCATCGGCCAGTCTGCCGATTTTCACATTAGCCATAGGCAAGCACCCTTTCACATGTGATTCGCGTTTTCTCACCCCTCGTTTCTGCTCGAATAATGCGATAAGTCACGTCGTTGTGTTTCAACTTTTCTTCGCCGTTATATTCAAATGAATATATCTCGAATGACTTGGACGGTCTCATGCCAGTAACCGCTGCATTGTAATATTCCGTTGCGGATACGGAAAATTCATTCGCATAAACTTTTCTTGGCGTTTCGTCTACTTCGACTTCATTCCCTACCTCGTCTCGTTCGATATGACTAGGAATCAGATATATAACTTCATGATGTCGCAACGTCATTCACCACCCTGTAGTCATATGACAAGCTCAAATGCTGTTTTAGCATGTCATATGACTGTTGGAATCGTTCTGCTTCCGGATTGTCATAGCCGAAATTGGCTTTGCAATAGACAATGATCGCACGTTTAATAAGCGGATCGTTGTCATCATCCGCCTTTTCCTGTTTCACACCGGACAATTGAAGATCCGCTTTTGCCGCCTCGATTAAATCAGTGATTTCAGAATCAAAGGCGCTGCTGGAGATCCGCAGCGCCAGCTTCACATCATCCAACAGCGCCATTGTACACTACTCCTTTTGGTCTTCCTTCTCAGAAGCAGCTAAATAACCCAATTTTTGCAGTTCCTCAATCCTCTTTTTGTCCTTGTTCTCATATTCATCGCCGGGACGATACACTTTCTTCGTGTTTTTATCCTTGAATTTTTTAATAACCTTCGCCATTGATATCTACCTCCTAAAGAGAAATGGACCAAGCCTAAATCGGCTCGGCCTTCTATTCAAATTTAGACGGTCGATACTCTTTCAATGTAAGCAAACGCCTTCGTCGTCAATACATCGCCATCCACAATCGCATAGGCCATATAATCCGTGAAGCGTTGCTTCACATGATCCTCGATATAAATCGTCATATTCTCGTTAACGTTCATCACATACCCGCGAGCGACGTTTCCAATCAGGATATCGCCATCAGGTATGCTGTCTTCTTCTTTTACCGGCAACCCAAAAATACGCCCAACGCCGCCGCTCGTAACATCCGGGATGAATAACGGACGGCCTTGATTGTCTTTAAGGAGGGCCAATTGTCCCCAGATCACAGTGCTTTTCGCATAGATCGCTGCGCCATTCTTGTATGTGGACTTAATCAGCCCCAATGCTTGTGCAAGTTTATCGTAAGTCAGAGGATTGGTAGTGGAAGCGTCAGGATCATAAGTAACAACTTGCGGTGTTCCTGCTTCTGCCGTGATTGCAGTGATAATTCCTTTCGGTTGCGGTTTCCACGTATCACCAGCTCCCGGCTTTCCAAGTCCGCTAACAATCGCTTTTGCCAATGCCGCGCCCAACTTCTCAGCCAACAGAGTTTGAATGTACGGAATGAAAGCGTCAATGCTCATCTTCCGCAACTTCCAACTAATCGGGATCGACTTCGCCAGTTCGCAGCCCGTCAAGTTCAGTTCACCGAATCCAAAATCGCTATCTACGACTTCCGTTACTTCATCGTACCATTCCGCGTCATTGCCAGCGTTCGTTTCCTTGATGATTGTCAAATCGCCTGGAACAAACGTCATGCGAACATCACCAAGAATCGGGTACAACTCACCAGCTTCGCGCCAGATTCCATCGCGGACCGTTTCTGGAATCAAAATGGCGTGTGTTTCCGCGGTTTGTGTTGCGTTACGAATGTCCGCATTAAATTTGTCAAACACCACTTTTTCTTGTTCAGCTAACGGCTGCCCCATCATTTCTTTTGCCCATGCGCGGAGATACACTTCTTTTTCGTCTTTCGCTTCAGCCGGCTTTGTTGTAGCGACAACACCATTATCTTGAGTAGTCATATCAACAGCAACATCGACCACTGTTTTATCTTTCAATGCATTCATGTTTGCCTGCGCTTTCGCAAACGCTTCGAATTTCTCATCTAAGTCCTTAATTTCTTTTTCCTTTGCCTCATATTCTTTCAGTTTTCCTTCGTTCAACAGTTGTTCAGCTTCCTTCAACAATTTTTTACGCTTTGCTAAGTATTCCTGTTTATTCATCGATCATTCCTCCTTTTAATTTCAAAAAATTAAGCCTTGCCCGATACTCGGCAAGACTTTGTGCTTTTTCATTTTTTAGTTGTTGTTTTAATTGTTGCGGCATGTTCTGGAATTTATCCTGCATTTCACCGCTATACGCCACCGCTTCGATGGCTTGTCCTACCTCAATATTGAAGTATTTTGCCGTTTCCTCACCTGTCATCCATGTTTCAGCCGCCATCATTTCCTTGATTGTTTCAATATCCACGCCATCGACAAGGTGCTCCTTGTAAACATTGAGAATACCTTCTTCCACCGTGTCTAATGTGTCGGCCATGTCTCGTAATTCATTAGCGTTGCCAATGGCCACCATCCAAGGTTTATGAATCATGAAATAAGCATTGGCAGGAATAATAATTTTATCGCCAGCTAATGCAATCACTGACGCGATAGAGGCCGCTAAACCATCGACATATACAGTTTTAAAGCCTTCGTGACGTTTCAGCATGTTGTAAATCGCCATACCAGCGAATACGGATCCGCCGCCACTATTGATATAGATGTTTAAATCTTTCCCTTTCGCTTCATTCAAAAAATCACGCACGGCACTAGGATATTGATCGGTGTCATCCCATGCGCCCCACCAACTAGAAACAATATCACCATAAAAATACAAATCGGCGCTTGTTTCTGTTGAGTTCTTAATCTTTAGTAGGCTCGCTAGATTATCCTTCGCCTTGCCCTTCATCCATCCCCTCACCTCCTTCCAATGTTGGCACAGCTGCCGTATCCAATCTTCGGATCGGCACGTCTCCTCCTTCAATCGGCCCCATGTTGAGGATTTGTCGCCATTCGTTCGGCGTCATTGCTCCACGGTCAACCATTTGAACTAGCGACAGTTTTGTTTGCATACTTGCATATTGAAGATTGGACGCTTCAAAGATGATTTTATTTCCGAAACTTCTTTCCTTTCGGCTAAATAACTTTCTCGTGAACTCATAACTCATTTGAATTGCAATCGGTTCAATCGTCGCTTCGTAGTAGGACACCCATTCATCCTCATTAAAATTCGATTGAACGATTTTTTCGTTCGTATTAAAAAAGCTATATACCCGTTGGAGTGTTTTGTCCATTTGTTTATCATCGGGTACATAGCTTTCTGGTTTCACTTGCTCGATATCGTATTTTGCATCGGCTGCCGCCGCTCCGCCTGTCTCACTATCGATCGAAAGGTAGTTTTTGACGAACTCATCAACGTTCTTTTTCACATCTTCCGGCCGCAATACTTGCTTAAATTTGAGCAACCACTTGATAACGTTGCTGTTTTTAATTGCTTTGACGATTCCTTGGTCAGTCGTGTTGATGATTTCCATCAGCGATGTGATCGCTTCGGCTGGACTATCACCAAAAATATCGTTTTGATGGAAGTCTTGCCGCAAATGAATGATATCTCGATAAGGAAACTGCATCAGTTTCCCATTTCGCAACGTGAATTTAAGATATAATTCACCGGTTTTGTCGTAAACAGCTTCCACCGACACACAAGGAATCGGATAGATTTGCATTGGATA